TCTTCTGTGATTTCATCTTCACAATCATCACAACATGTTTCTTCGGATTGTCCTGGTGTATCTTTTGCATACTTCTTACGCAATGCATCTGTGCCGTATTCTAACGCTTCAGAAAATTTAGAAAACTCTTCGTTCTTATTGACTTTAGACGCTAAGTCTTTGTCAGCACCACCCCATGTGCCAGATCCTTTTGTGATAAATGAATTGACTCTAGCAAAAGCCCATTGTTGTGGTGTTGTTCCTGGTCTGTGTCCAGTTTTCCATGCAGCCATGCCACGATTGTAAACTGCTTTGAGAATACCATAAGAAATGCCAGATTTTTCTGATTTCTTTTTCAATCCGTCTATTTCTTCTAAAATTGGTCTGAAGTCTTCATATGCATCACCAAACTCATCTGGTTCCATTTCGCTTGCGTACATATCTAATTCTGAACCAAAGAATTCGCCATCATCATCATCTTCTTCGCCGTCTTCTTCGTCGTCTTCGTAGTCAAAGTCATCTTCAAATTCTAAGTAATCGCGCACCGATGAAATATAATCAGCAGCTTTCGTAATTTTGGACAGAACCCAAGCCTCTGGCTCTTCATCCATCTGTTCCATCATTTGAAGCAATTCTTCTGCATCCTGAATCATATTAGACACATCAATCTGTGCCATTGAAAGTCCGTCAGTCTCATCATAGTCATTTTCCATTGCATCCATGTCGCCTTCGTATACGGATTCAGCAATAGATTCTTTAACAGTATTGAAATATGCTTGTGCTTCTTTTTTGCTTTTGAATGTTTTGCTTTGACTTGCAATAGAACCAGTTACTCTATATTCAAAATGGTCTGTTGATCTTCCAGACGGCATTGAAATCTTTTCAATTTTTGGTGTTGTCTTCGTTGCTGGAATAATATACTTTTTAAATTTATCGTCAATAGATTCTTTCTGTAACTGTGTCTTTGTCATTCTAAACAATGCATCGCTTGAAGTTACCATGTCAAGTAATGTAGTCAACAAATCATTTGTGACATTGCGCTCTGCTGGATTTAACATGTCACCAGATTTCAGCTTCTCAACAGAACGTTTGATGGCTGCAAGAGATTTTGTGTCTGCTAATCCTAAACGGACTAATTGATCTAATCTAGAAATTTCTTGTCTGTCTTCTGGTGTTTTTACTGCTTCACCATACATCTGTTTGAATTTAAGTGTATGCTTTGATTGTTGCATACCTTTTTTTCTAGCCTCTTTGTCACCAGGTGCATCATTGTACGCACTCTTGTCGGAATCTGATTTAGGTGTATTTCTTTCAAAGTGTGCAGCTCTTGCGTCTTTATCGTCTTTACTTACGCCAGCATAATACTTTTTAGGCTGTGTTCCATCTCTATTCGCAACATCTTTGTCTTGCGGTATAGTTGGTTTTTCTGTGATGAAATTTGTGAAGATATGATTCAAATCTTCTTTTCTCATCATCATGTTTTGTCTACGTGAAACTTCTTTACTTCTAGCAGCTGGCACCAAACGTACTGCAAACTTTTTAATTGCAGGTAACATCTTCTGCAATCTTGTATCTATTGTAATTTTTTCTCCAGAACTCAAGCCTGCATAGTTCTTACCACCAGAAAGGCGCCCTCTGAAGAATTGATATGCCATTTTAGCGGCTCTTCTTCTCAATCTCTTAGGATCAGCAAATCGGTTTGCTTGCATTGCTCTTGCTCTTACTAAACGTTTTTGAATTCGTTTAAATTGTTGTGCCCTTTGTCTACGCTGTGCATATCCAAGAACTGCTTCATCTTGTTGTTCTAGTTCTTCTTTCAAATTCATTCCCCTTTTAACTGCATCAAACAATGCTTTTGCATCCGAGTCAGATAATTTTGATGGCACACCTTTTTTGAAATTAGCAAAATCATCAGATGCTGCAAAACTTCTCATTTTAGATGCTGACATTCCCTCGACGCCCTCTGCATCTGGATCACGTTCTCCAGCAGAAACTACTTCAATAGTTTTAAAATTGAAATCTTTTCCATTGTACTTATTGAGTAGAGTTTTAAACTCTGAAACTCTATCACTACCAACAACAACAATTAAATCATCATACTTGCCAGTAAGCTCTTTCGCAACTTCAATAATTGTTTTTGCGCCAGAATTTTGAACCATTGGTCCAAATGCCTTCTTTGCAAACTTAACTTTAGTCTTAAAGTCTAGCGGATCTTTTTTTGGATTTGTGCTGTGCGATAGATACAGTTTAGCATCAGCGTTGCGCTGTTTTGCTTCTGCTTTGATTCTTTCGGCAAGTTTTTCGTGACCATTTGTCATTGGGTTCATGCGCCCGAATGAAACTACGACTTGCGATTTTGTTGCTTCTGTTAAAGAAGCCTTGAATGTTTTCATGTTTTTAGAGTTTTCCGTGGACTTATCTGTTCAGGTTTGCCGTAGCCTAACTGTGTTATAGTTTATTTATAATTTAGTTAAATTAGGGTCTCAAATCAATTCTAAATGCAAGCCCAGTAATACCGCTTCTAGACTTACCACGAACGTCAAATTTAATTTTGTTTTTGACACTTTCAACATATTTTTTATCAATAACATAAAATCCTTTAGGACTAATAATGCTATCGGCGACGGCGCCTTTGTATTGTGCTAGAGAAATCTCACCCGTCATTGCTTCATACAATAATGCTGTTGCATATTCTTTATCCGAATCGATGAATTTCAACAAGGACTCCATAAGGAGTTCTTTGTTTTGTGTCATCCAATATTCATAACTCTTGTCTTTGATAATCTTACCACTTTTGATAAACTCATTGATGACTTTCTCTGAAGCATCATCAAGAATTCTTTTCTTGTTAGATTCCGATAAAAGTCGGGTGGGCATTGTCTTCAACTCTTTGATAATAGACATTAAAACTTTACTTTTTGCAGCACTAGGAATTTGTTTAGCCGCAGCCTCAAACAATTCTGCGGTAGACGAACCTTGGCCAGATGCAAGCTGAACAGCACCTGCCATCTTAACAGAAACAGAATATACTTTCGTTCCTATCTTCAATACAATATCAGTCTTTGGTTCAGGCTTCGCAGAGATTGCGACACCAAAAGGATTAGAGGAATCATCCGAATGCCATGCTTCAACTTGTTTATTGCCGGCAAATTTGTAGATATGGTCGACACACTTTTCTGCTTGGCCTAAAATGTTTGCAGAAAGTGGACGTGAATGAATTTTAATTTTATTGTTTTTGATTTGAATTTTTTCAGCAATTGCAAATTCTAAATCTACGCCTTCTGATGCCGCCATATTACTCTCCGTCTTTTAATTATTATACTGTGAAACTACTGCCGCAACCACAGCGGGCTTTTTCGTTAGGGTTTCTAAAATCAAAGCCTTCGTTGAGACCATTACGAATCCAATCTATCTTTAATTCTCTCATATAGATATCGCTTTTTGAGTCTATAAGAACTACAAAATCTTTCTGTGCATAGTTAATCACACCAACTTCCATTTCATACTTATCAACATATTCCATCGTATATGCTAAGCCACTACAACCAGTAGTCTTTACGCCCAATCTAATACCAACTCCTTTGCCGCGGTTATGAAGTTGTAATTTAATTATCTCGTATGCTTTTTCAGTTAGTGTAATCATGTGCCATATTATCTCTGCCAGCCTTTAATGATATCAGGCGAGAAGTTTGCATAGCTGAATTGCATTCTGTCAACTAGCTTGACTGCATTGCCTTTAATCTTGTCAATTGCAACATAACCCTCAACTCCAGTCACTTCGTAACCATTCTTAGTCAGCAAGAAAGTATTCAGCGTCTTTACTTCATCCATCTTCTTAATTAGAATCAACTTCGCTTCGGCTAAGAGATTCATCATCGTGAAAATGTCTTCTAAATGCGCTTTGTTTTTTGGTGAGAAGAATCTAAGCACTTTGCTTTTCTTAAGCATCTGAGTAGCACGACCACGTTCGCCTTTGCCCTCTGCTTGTTTCTCGTAGTAATCGCCAATATATGTAATCAATTCTATAACGTGTGCTTTGACGTTAGTGATTTTCAACTGTTGGCGTACTTTTGAATTGTTGAATGTCTTGATTCTTTCAATCAAGTCTTCATCTGTATTGATGTAGTTTAGAGTAGGCGCATCTAGCTTTTGGAATATCTTTCCAGCTTCAGATAGAATTGCTGTCACATTGTCATTCTCTGATTGTGTGAGTGTAGCTTTACCTGACACATCGTGATAGACTGCACTTGTCATCCAAACGTTTGGATTCTTTGTAAGTGTGCTTAGAATGTCTTTGCCAAAGACTGCTGACATTGACTCAAACGTATCACCTTCGTAGATTGTATGCCAGACAATGCCGATCTTTGCTTTTTGTATTTCTTTAGCAAGTTCAGTTCCTGTTGGTACTGCATACACTAGCGTGTTTGGATGAAACGTAACATACGATTCACCATCAATTGTTTCTGTCTTCAAGTCTGGTTGTGTGAATAACAAGTCACCTTGAATGACACCTTTGATGTTGATCTTAGGCAAATGCATCAAACATGCTTTGAGTTTGTCTGCTAAATCGCCAGATGTGTCTGCGTCAACTTCTGCTGGGGTTTTGTATACTTTGGGATTTTTATTGAAGACACCCTTCTTCGCAACAAAGAATTTGCCGTCTGTTGGGTCTTGTCCTGCAAAGACTGCTGGCGCGCCATCCCACTTGACTGAAATGTCAACTTTGCTTTTGGAATGTCCAGCAAGCATATCACGCACCGCTCTGAGTGCGTTTATGCTATCTCTAGTGCCTTCAACACCACCATTTAGAACATCGTCTTCCGCATGTTCTAAATGAACGTTTTTCTTCTCTATAAGAAATTCTTTGAATTTAAACATGATAGGTCTGTCGTTAATATAGACCTATTTATAATTCTTCACATTCAATACACTCAACTATAATCGTCTATAGTTGTCTATAATTGACTATAGAATTACCTTCGCATTGCCGCTTGATCTTTTGCTTCATCTATAGAGAAAATAGGAACTGCATTGCTTTTGTGTAACGTGCCGATGCCAATCATCTTGTCGCCAGTATATACTTTACCGTGAATTGGCTTAGTGCATTTGCCGCCAAATGTCGCTAAACTTGGATGACGTACAGTTTCACGTATTTGTGCTTTTGCTGGTTTGTGTGCTTCTACTATCTTAGGCTTTTTGATGCCTTTAGAGAATGAAGTAGTCGGCAAGTCATCAAACCACTTTTGATACTCTGCATCTTTCTTTGCAGAAGTTTTTTTCTTTTTTGATTTTTGATATGTGTATATTAACATGATGTAAGTTCGTCAACAAAATCTAATAATAATTTGTGGTTTCGTTCTTCGTGCCAATGTTCTGATATGTATGCTCTAGGCTTCTCGTACCAATATTTCTGACTCTCGGGATGACAACCAATCACACCCACACGATTTTGAATGATTGCCATAGCATCACCATTCGCATATGTAGAGACTATTTTAGCACGTTCTAGGTTGCCTGTCAATGCACAACCGTCGTAAAAAAACATCGTTTCGGGTTTGCCGTTCCATGTTACGTTCGCAACGGTAGAATAAGACCTACGAATGTCTGCTGTATCTTGTTTGATATACTGAACGGGTTCAATGCCATTCAGTATATCAAAATAATAACTACCAGCCCAATATGCACCCATACATATTCCAAGATAATATCCTTTAGACTCAACAAAATCTGCTATCATATTAGAAGATTTGCGTCTAAAGAATCTATCATAAGAGCTTGCATCTCCGATACCTCCAGGAAATGCAACTATATCTGTATTGTTTAAAACTGTCAGTAAATCACTATCAACACCGAACAAATTAATTTTATAATTTGGTGATAATGCTTTAATCATTCCATCGCAACAATCCATAGAACACTCTGGATGATTAACAAACAATGATATAGATTTCACAATCTATGATTCATTTGATAGTTATCATTTTAACACTAAGAATGCCAACATAATACTTTGTGAGAAAAATCCAATGCCGTTTGACAACATGTAAAGTTTGTCTTTCACAATTGCTGAACGAATAAAGAATAGTAGTAATCCGCTCCAAATTAAGATAACCATACTCAATGGAGGCAATACCGTAGGTTCACCTTTAATCGCTAAGTGCATTACTGGCACTGTAGAGCCATGAATTAGAATCAATCCAATCCAACCACAAATCTCACCAAACTGACGTACAACCCAATTATACCAATCTGCAATTTTAATCATTTCAAATGTCTTTCTTAAGTAACCTAAGAGTAGGTTTAAATTTTTGATAAAGGCCAATTTCATAAAATTAAACTTTAAGATTGCTAAAATCTCTATTTTTCTGCATTCGTTTACCGAAACTAGACTTATCAAATGCGGGTTTATTATCTTCAATCTGTCCACTATCTGAAATGTTAGTCTGTGCAGAATCTTCTGCATCATACAGTTTCATTTTCGCTCTGTCAATACCAATTACGAATCGTTTATTAGTAGTAGGATCGCTGTATCTATTCTTTAACTGTTTGACCATAATCTGATTCAAGTCTGCAAGTTCTTCGGTTGAAATCAAAGCAAACATCAAGTCTGCTGTAGCAGGCAAACCAAATGATTCTGATGTGTCTTCAAGTCCAACGTCCGAGTTTGTGAAACCACTTCTCGTTGTTTGTGTAGCTGATACAATTGGAAGTTTATGTTCAACAGCAAGTCCACGCAACTCTTCTGCAATTGCTTTAATGTATGTGTAAGAATTAATTGATGCGCCCATCTTCATACGTGCGGAAGAACATATGTTCAGATAGTCAATGTAAATGATATCGGGAATGAATTGACGTTTTAGTTTCAACTCATTCAATAAATGCGAAAAGTGGTTTACGTTCGCACTAGCAGTTGGATATTCTTTGATGATTAGCTTGCCTTTAGTCTTCTCACGTAGAGTTTCAACTTTCTTCATGTATGTTTCTTTAGGCATACCAATCAATCTATCAAGTTCAACGTTCATCAAGTTAGCATCAATACGTTCTGCAATACGTTCTTCAGCCATTTCCATTGTAATGTATAAAACGTTCTTACCCATCGTCAGATTGGCTGCTGCACAATGACACATAAACAGACTTTTGCCAACACCAGTACCAGCAAGAACAATGTTCAAAGATTTTTCTGCAAGCCCACCTTTAGTGATTCTATTCAGATAGTCAAGGTCAAATGGAATTCGTCTTTCAACTTTATGATAGAAGTCATATCGTGTTTCTGCGTCATCAATAAAATCGTGACCAATATGATTATCAAAAGAAACCGAAAGTGCATCTGCTAGAATTTTTGGAATTGAACCCTTATCAAGTTTTTCTGTATTGTTCTTATTCTTATCATCCAGAATTTGAATGCTCTGCATGATGCCGTTGTAGATAGCTTTTTCTTGGCAGAAATCTTCTGTAGCATCAATCAGCCATTTAGTATCTGATACTTCAGGATCAATTGTGATTTGTTTGACTAGTGCAATAGTTTTCTTGTGTTGATCGTCAGTTAGATTAACTCTCTTATCAATCTCAATAATCAACGCTTCTTGTGTTGGCATTGTGTTATACTTATTCACATAAGTTTCAATTTCAGAAAACAATAGTTTTTCTGAAGACTCTTGAAAATACTCGCCTTTAATGAATGGTAAAGTCTTTCGTGTATACTCTTCATCCAATATCAGGTGTTTCAGTATTTTTTGTTCCAAGTTCATTCTTATACCTTTTCTCTGCTGCCTCTAATGAATGTCTTAGAAGATCATTTAAAATCTCACCAAGATGTGATTCAAAGTTTTCTGTGCCTTGAAGTTCTTTGTGTTCTTCGCTTATTATATCATAGTTGAAGCCAATTGAATAGGTTCCGTCAGAATTTTCTTCATCGGCGAAAGTAATTTCACCAAAATGAAATACTGCGTCTTTAAAATCTCCAGCGGTAATTCTAATTGTTGCGACAACATCCTTATCTTTGTATCTGATATCGTCTTTGGTGACTTCATAAGTTTCTTCAATCTTCATTGGCCATCTCCAACTCTTCTTCGTCATCAGCAACACCTTCAACAGCATCTTGACCGTACATGAATTCTTTTTTACATGCTTCGTCAATCAAGTTTAGAATTTCTTTAGTGAAATACTTTTCTGGTTCAGCATTGATGTTCTTACCAAAGACTTTAACACCATTTGATAACACATA